CGTGTGGTTTATCGTGGCGACAACTACGCGAACCCGAATGGCGGTGTCTCGATGTCGAATGCGAGCTACGATTTCTCGTATGCGTACACGAGCGTCGGTTCTCGTCTGGCCTTCCGCGGCCGGCTCGTCAAGGCGGCAAGCGTCGCTGCGTTCAAGTCGATAAGCGAGGTGGCATGACCGGCCGCGTAAAGCGTCAAAGCGGGAGCGAAGCGACAAAACGTCCGGTGTTCCCCGAACAAGGGGAACGCCGTTCTTTACGGGCGTCAGCCCGTTGAAAAATTTTTGTTTCCGGGGTTTTGTAGCTGTTTGTTAAATAATAATTTATGAAAAATCGTACTTTTGCATTCAAATTAAAAGGTGGCGCTTCCCCATAAGCCGTGTGGTTTATCGTGGCAACAACAACGCGAACCCGAATGGCGGTGTCTCGATGTCGAATGCGAACAACGATTTCTCGAATACGAACACGAACGTCGGTTCTCGTCTGAACAACAATCGAAAAGAAATTTTAATCGGCGTACAACACCGGGGACTTGTCCCCACCGTGGTGCCGAGGGAAGCAAGCCTCAGTAACAGCAGCCTTTTCGGGGCTGGAAAACTGAAAAATAGAGTGTCGGGTAGGGTTTGGTAGGCCGGAAACGGTTCGAAGAAGCCGGGCCCGGGGGATTGAAGGCCCCGTATTAAAAACAAGAAAAGGTATTTATGCGCAGAGTTGGTCATATCATCGAGGAGATTGTGGAGCCTTCCAACATGGAGGCCTCGTTCCGGCAGGTCCTTCGCGGCAGGAAACGTAAACGCAGCCGCCAGGGGTGCTATCTGCTTGCGCATAAGCCCGAGGTATTGAAGGAACTGACCGCACAAATTGCATCCGGCACTTTCCGCGTGAAAGACTACCGTGAGCGTGATATTGTGGAGGGCGGGAAACTACGCCGGATTCAGGTGATCCCGATGAAGGATCGTATTGCCGTGCATGCCATCATGGCGGTGGTGGACCGCCATTTGCGGAAACGTTTCATCCGTACTACCTCTGCCAGTATCAAGAAACGGGGGATGCACGACCTTCTGGCGTATATCCGTCGTGATATGCGTGAGGATCCGGAAGGTACGCGTTACTGCTACAAGTTCGATATCACGAAGTTCTACGAAAGTGTGAAACAGGATTTCGTGATGTATTGCGTGAACCGGGTTTTCAAGGACTTCAAACTTATGGCTATGCTGGAAAGTTTTGTCCGTCTGATGCCCGAGGGTTTGAGTATCGGGCTGCGTAGCTCCCAGGGGCTGGGTAATTTGCTTTTGTCTGTGTTTTTGGACCATTATTTGAAGGACAGGTACGCCGTCCGTCATTTCTACCGTTATTGTGATGACGGCGTTATACTGGGTAAAACGAAAGCGGAATTGTGGAAGATTCGTGATGCCGTCCATGGGCATGTTCAGCGGGTCGGTCTCGATGTGAAGGAGAACGAGCGCGTGTTTCCCCTGGGCGAGGGCGTTGATTTTCTGGGGTATGTGACTTTCGGTGCGGACCACGTCCGCCTGCGCAAGCGTATCAAGCAGAAATTCGCCCGAAAAATGCACGAGGTAAAATCGAGAAGAAGGAGGCGTGAGCTGATAGCGTCGTTCTACGGGATGGCCAAGCACGCCGACTGTCATACGTTGTTTAAAAAATTAACAGGCAAAGACATGAGATCATTCAAAGACTTGAACGTCGCTTATAAGCCCGAAGACGGCAAAAAGCGATTTCCCGGGGTGGTGGTAAGCATCCGGGAACTGGTAAACTTACCGATTGTAGTGAAGGACTTCGAGACGGGCATCAAGACCGAGCAGGGAGAAGACCGCTGTATCGTGGCCATCGAGATGAACGGTGAGCCGAAGAAGTTCTTCACCAACAGCGAGGAGATGAAGAACATCCTCTCGCAAGTGAAAGAGATGCCCGACGGCTTTCCTTTTGAAACAACCATCAAGACGGAAACCTTCGGGAAAGGTCGAACCAAATACGTATTTACATGAAACGAGTTGAAGGAACAGCTGGGGTGAAGCTGCTGGAATGCGTGAACCCGGTGAAGAACACGTGGCGCGTCCGTTGGGACGTGCGGGAAAGGGAGGACGGTTCTGCCGACTATATGGAGGAGAACATTTTAGGGAAGCCCTCCCGTGAGATAATAAGAACCGTTATCCTAGGCTGGTACAACGAAGAGATCGACCGGGAGATACTTTCCGGCTTCGTTTACGAGGGTATGCCGGTGTGGCTGTCAAGCGAGAACCAGTTCAACTACAAGGCGGCCCACGACCTTGCCGTGCAGAACGGCGGCGCGACGCTTCCGGTGACGTTCAAGTTCGGGACGGATGAGGAGCCCCGGTACCGGACGTTCGGGAAACTGGAGGAACTGACGGACTTCTATACGAAAGCCATGAAGCACATCCAGGATACACTGGCTGACGGCTGGAAAAAGAAAGACGCTTTTGATCCGGAGAAGTACCGGGTGGAATAAATCCTTCGGGGGAGGATAAGAAAAAAAGCCCCCGGCCTGTTAAAAAGTAACGCCAATCACTTTTATAAACATGAAACGCCAAACCGCGCGACCGGGGGCAAATACCCTCTGTCACGGTTTGACGTTTTTTTTGTTGTCTAAAAAATGATTGGCGATGCAAAGATATAATTTTTTTGTTGTATGAAAGTGATTGAGATACTAAACTTTAACCGGGAGCTGTTGAAAAGGCTCCAGGCGGCCGGCATCCGTCTGGAGGATGCCCGGTATATTGACCTGTATGCGGACTATACCCGCCTGCTGGATCAGGGTGAAAAAGTCCCGTATGCTGTGGCCGTATTGTCCGAAAAGTATTCGGTGAGCGAGCGCAAGGTTTATGCCTTGGTAAAACGCTTCCAGAGCGACTGCAAGACGCTTGCAGTGTGAACGGGGTGTTTTATGCCGTAGGGAGTGCCGTTTCCCCTTATCTTTAGGGTGTTTCAATTTTAGAAGGAGGAAATGGCTATGAACAAGTATTATCGTATCCTGGACAAGATTCTTGCCACGGGAAAAACACAGACCAACAAGAAGGGAAACATACAGTACCTTCTGAACGAGCAGCTGTCACTGACACCGGCGGACCTGCTCGACATATTCGAGGGGCATAATATCGCCCGCAAGAAACTCCGCAGCGAGCTCCAGCTGTTCATGCAGGGGGAACGTAACGTGGAGAAGTACCGGGAGGCCGGTATCAACTGGTGGGATTATTGCGGTTCTATCCTGGTGAACAGTTATCCGACCTATTTCGAGAAGCTGCCGCCGTTGATAGCGAAAATCAACCGGGAGAAACGCAACAGCAAGAACTACGTGCTTTTCCTGGGTGAGACCGGTGCGGAAAGCAACCAGGCACCCTGTCTGAGTCTGGTACAGTTCCAGCTGGACGGTGGTGAACTGGTTCTGTCCGCCTACCAGCGCAGCAGCGACGCGAACCTCGGGCTGCCTTCCGATATTTACCACCTGTACCTGATGGCGCGGCAGATAGAACTTCCCCTGAAATCGATCACACTTTACCTGGGTAATGTGCATATCTATGAGAACAATATCCCGGGCACCCGTGCGCTGATCGGCGGTGACGAGACGGTCCGCTTCGGGCTGAACGTGTAGTTTGCTGTATGTATCTTGCAGCGGGAACAGTTCATGTTTCCCGCTGTTTTTCGTTTATTTTGGGGACCTTTGCGGCCGTTTTAAAGCAGAATGAAATGAAAAAGATGTATTTGTCCGCCCCGCTTCCTTTCGTGGGGCAGAAACGCATGTTTGCGAAGGAATTTATCAAGGTGCTGGGACAGTTCCCGGACAGCACCGTATTTGTGGACCTGTTTGGCGGCTCGGGCCTGCTGTCACATATTACCAAATGTGTCAGGCCTGATGCCGTCGTTGTGTATAACGACTTCGACAACTACCGCCAGCGGCTTGCAAATATCCCGGCCACCAATGTGCTGTTATCCGATTTGCGCCGGATAGCTGAAGGGGAACCCAGAAACAAACGTATAACCGGGGAGGTTCGCGATAAAATGTTTGCCCGTATTGAGAGGGAAGAGAAGGAGCACGGCTACGTGGATTATATCACGATTTCCGCATCCTTGTTGTTCGCCATGAAATATGTGACCAGTTTGGAAGGAATGAAGAAAGAAGCCATCTACAATAGGATTCGGCAGACAGACTATCCCGAAGCAAAGGATTATCTGGAAGGACTGACTATAACCGGCGAAGACTACAAGGAAGTGTTCAAACGTTACAAGGATGCGCCGGGTGTGGTGTTTCTTGTGGATCCGCCGTACCTTTCTACTGAGGTGGGTACTTATAAGATGTTCTGGCGTCTGGCCGACTATCTGGATGTACTGACCGTTCTGAAAGGGCATTCGTTCGTGTACTTCACTTCGAACAAGTCCTCCATTTTAGAACTGTGCGACTGGATGGACCGAAACCCATTTGTCGGTAGCCCATTCAAGGAATGCAGGAGAGTGGAGTTTAGTGCAAACGTAAACTATCAAGCTAAATATACAGACATGATGCTGTACACGAAGCCGGATGAAGTGCCGGGTATAGCAGCTTAACACTGCATAAAGATAGTGAATTATTTTGAATCTGCAATGGCTTTCAAATGATATTTTAAGGCGTTCAAAGAGGGTTCAAGTGAAAGACAAACGGTGGGCTTTGGTCGTGCAGAATAGGACCGCGCTCACCGTTTTTCTTGTACGCGTCGTTTTTGTACTTTTTGAAACGCATCGTTTTTGTTAATCGGCACGTCTGGTTTTTCCGGATTTAAATAAGTGTTTCAATGTGTACCCACCAAAGTTTTTGGTCCCATTCCAGTTGTTGGGGAGGGCAACCTTTGCGGTCCATAAAATAGTAGATGCCACCATATTCTTTGTCCCATCCGTAGTTAATCATCGTCAAGGTTACATTTTTTGCCTTTTCGATTAGATCAGGGCGATTCAGGCGTTTTCCTAAATCCATGATAAACCACATCGCTTCGATGTCGTGTCCGGGAGTCACTTGCCGTCCTTCAAAACAGTCTACGAGATTGCCGTCCACTCCTATGTTTTCAACAATAATTCCTCCTAGCTCCGGGCGATAGAACACTTCCATCACTTCATGGATACAAGTCTCTATTGTTTTTTTCAGATACTCTTTGTCCAACAGGTGTTCTATTTCAAGTGCCAGATTACAAAGGATCATCGGGAGGGCGAAATTTTTCAGATTACGTGTGCCCGGATGGATTTTGTTCCATTTACCTTTCGGATTATCTGCCTTTGAGAGAATAATATCGAACGTTTTCTTTGCAATGTCAGCATATTCCTGATTGCCTGTAGCCAGACTGAGTTGCCCGAAAGCCATTGTAGCAAATGTATAGGAAAAGATGTTGTATGGTTCTACCAGAGGATTACCTGCCCGATCCAAAGAAAAATACCAATGATAGTTTCCATCATGTCCGTATTTTTTTAGAAATTCACCGCCTTGAATAGCGCAATCCAGCCATTCCTGTTTTTTCTCAACTTTATTGTAAAGCATTGAGAATAACCAAACTTCGCGTCCTTGCAGCCAAATAAATTTATCTGTATCGAATACGTTGCCTTCACGATCCAGACAAGTGAAATAGCCACCGAATTCGTGATCCTGAGAATGCTCTAACCAGAATGGAAGAACATTATTCAGTAGTTCGTCTTTGTATTGGTTTGCTAATTTTTTTAAATCCAT